ACAAATAGTTTAAGCAAAATGGCTATTGCTATTTACAATGATATAACCGACAATAAGCATGTAGAACATCAAAAGAGATACGCTCAAGAAAAATTACAGAAAGAAATTGATTATGACTTCGGATCATGGTAAAGATAAGCCAATTAAAAAACAATCAATAACAATGACTACTATTTTTGGTAAAGCTATCGAAGCAGTTGTTGCTTATGTTGTGCTGTTTTTCTTCAGGCCAGTATGGGATAGATTAGTGAAGTGGTGGAATAAAAATGACAAAAATTCATAACGCTAAATTAGTTAATGCCACGCCAGATGCAGAAAAAAATGTAGCATATTGTGCTAGAGTGTCCAACCCAAACAATCAAGATAATAGTAGTATTGCTGGTTTACTTAGTTATTGTATTAAACATAAGCATTGGTCTATCTTTGAGATGGCATTTATGACTGTTGAGATTAATACTAATAGAGGTATAGCGGCACAGGTATTAAGACATAGAAGTTTCACTTTCCAAGAATTTAGTCAAAGATATGCAGATACAAATGATCTCGGCAATAATATACCATTACCAGATTTGAGATCACAGGATCATAAGAACAGACAAAATAGCATAGACGATCTCGATAAAGATAAACAAGCGACATACAATATGCAAATGAGAGAATTGTTTGCTAAATCAAAAGCATTATATGATACTATGTTAGCAGAAGGTGTTGCAAAAGAGTGTGCTAGATTTGTATTACCACTAGCTACTCCTACTAGATTATATATGAGTGGTAGCATTCGCAGTTGGATTCATTATATAGATTTAAGAAGTGCTAATGGGACTCAGAAAGAACACATGGATATTGCTTTAAGTTGTAAAGATATATTTATTAATAATTTCCCAATTATTTCTGAAGCATTAGGGTGGATGAATTAATGATTGAAGTTATCATAACTCCAGAAATATTTACAGAAGCAAAAGAAAGAAACGATAAATATTACGAAAGATTTGGTCATTCTGGAACACACAGAACAAATAAAGACAGACAAAGAATGACAGGATATTTGGCTGAAGCGTGTATTCATAGCGAATTTCCTGAAATCAAATACAGTGATGACTATTTTGTAGACTTTATTTTAGACTCTAGCACAATAGATTCTAAAGCACAAGGATGTAACACTAAGCCTTTAGACTTTTATAGTGCTACATTGTATGAGGAACAGAAAAATAGAGATACAGATTATTATATATTTAGTAGAGTAAAAAATGATTTTTCTAAAACTTGGATATGCGGAATTTCTTCTAAACAAAAGTTTTTTAAAATAGCTAAATTGAAACCAGCTGGTACAAAAACTAATAATTTCACCTACGATCAAAGTAGATATGAAGTGCAGTATAATCAATTAGGAGATATGTATAAATTCATTAAATGGCATAATGAAACCAGGAGTACAATATAGATATTCTAATAACTTATTAGATATTTCAAACGTAAACAAAAAAATATTTTTTCATCAGTCAAGTTTTTGCTATAATAAAAAACTAGACTTTATTTTAGATAACAATAAAAAGATATTTATAGGATTAAAACATCAATTTATTACGGAACAATCAAATATAATTACAGATAATGTAGTGATAGCAGGTTCTATTGTGATTGATTTAAACGGGGATGTTATCTATCTAGATAATAAATCTGGAACTTATCAATTTGACGCACAAAAACTAAAAAATTGTATAAATTTACTGAATGAAATTATTGTAATAAGTCATTGTTCGATATATTCTATAGCAAACGATAAAACTGAAACACATATCTACAATAAACATTTTACAGAATCTAAAAAATCTAATATAAACAATAATACATATCAAAGATATTTAAAGAGATATATTAATAGAGATAATTGGATTTTAAATGCAAACAATTTTAATGCTGAAAAATACATTGCTTTAAATAAAGACTTATTGATGAATAGATATGTACAAGGCAACAAAGATAAGGCTACACTACATTTTTTGAAATACGGTCAATATGAATGTGGAAGAATACTTGATTACCTTTAATATTCGGTGTATTTTATTCAGAATGGAGTTAAAGTTTGCTTGACAGGCATCCGATATTATTATATAATCGGAGGTAGGAGACTAATATGCGTTTTGGATTATGCTGTATATCACTAGACTTGCAAGAACTTGAGCAACCACTCAGGTTTCAAACTATGACATTTAAACGATTTAGCCAGCTAGATCGTTCAGAAGCACTGTCTACATTAGGTTCTAGAATACTAAATAACATGGAGGTCACAAATGCTACCATTCTACACTGTGCAGAGCATGACTACTGTTATAGGGTCAGTAGCGATCTTTTTCCTCTTATTACCTATCGTGCTGCTAATATTACTCTCAGCGATCTGCCTCAATACTCTGATATATTACAAGCCATAGATAATATAGCATATACTATACAGCAGAATAATGTTCGCATTAGTTGTCATCCTAGCGAATTTAATGTATTAGCATCTACAAACACAGACGCAGTAGATAGAACTGTAACAGAACTCAATTTTTATAGTAATTTTCTTGACATGATCGGTTGCCCAGCAGATTATAATTCGCCTATGAATTTGCATATCAATAATCGACAAGGAAGTAACGATGAGATTACCAAGCGATTTATACAAAATTATAATAGACTTAGCGATAATTGTCGTCGCCGTATTGTTATTGAAAATGACGATAAACTTAATTGCTGGTCTGTCAAACAACTTATAGAAGATTTTCATCCTAAAACTAATATCCCAATTACATTTGACTACTTACATCAGAATTGTCACCCAGACACTTGGACTGAACAACAAGCATTAGAAGAGTGCTATATGACATGGGGAGAATATAGACCTCTGTTTCATTACAGTGAGACATGCCGCGATCCAGAAAATAAAAACCCAAGAAAACACGCAGATTATGCAGAAAATTCTTTTAGTACATATGGTCTTGACTTTGACTTAGATATGGAACTTAAAATGAAAGATAAAGCTATATCTAAATATTACGAAGGGATGTTAGTTGCATGAGTGGATGGTTAATCGTTTTGACGGGATTAATTTATCTATATGTTAGTTTAGAACAAATGTATAAAGGTAATTTTGGTATGGGCATAGCCTATTTGGGATATAGTTTTTCAAATATTGGTTTATATTTATTAGCATCTAAATAGGAGATTATGAAATGAAAGAACCCAAAAAAATACCTCTCGATCCTGAGACTCCTAAAGCAGCAAGTGTACAAAAAATTCCTATGCCTTCAATCTATCCAGAACCGATGTCCAATGATGTATATTCTGCAAAAAAAGATGAGGGTAATGCAGAACAAGCCTTCCTTAACTTTATACAAAAGGCTAAAGAAAGCAAACGAAAGTATAGCGAAAGATTAGAAAAAGAATCTAAAGATTCAACTTGACAACTGCCGATAGATATAGTATACTGGTAGTATCAGTTTAATTTCACAGGAGAATGGATTATGCCCAAAGGCAAAAAGAGTTGCGAGAAATGCGGACATGAGTGTGGCCCAAGAGCGTATATGTGTCCAGAGTGCCAACATCCTTTTATGTTTGCTGTTCAAAGCAAAGAAAGGAAAACCACTCGAATGATTAGAAAATTTGATTGGAAAGAATTAGAGAAGGGAGACAGGATAAAAGCTACAGGAGGCCCATACTGCGTAGTTGATGGAGAGTTCATTCCTATGGGATGTAGAGGTAAATTCACTGTTTTCGATGTTGATAAAAATGGCATTATTGCCTACGGAACAAAGCAAGGTGGATTTTGTCATATCTGGATGGGTGAGGACGACCACTGTAAATTAACAGGAACGTATAGAACCAAGCATAGACTTGCTAAATTGCAACAAAAAGAAAAAAAAGACAAGAGAAAAAAGACAGTCTCTAGTGTGGTGTAATTATAAGTAATATCACAATAACTCTTACAATACTAATATAATGAGCGAATATAGTATAACAGAAATATCAAATTTTGCAGAAACAGTAAGAGATTCTGCCGCTTCAAATTTATCAAGTGGTCAATATGACAGTAAAATTATACATACTTTCATTACGCTAAACCAAGTAATTGATATTATAAAAAAAGAAAGTCTCGGTTTAGACAGTAATGGACTGTTTGTAATTAATGAAGAAATATTTGATAATGTTTTCGAGCAAGTTAGTTCTACGATATATCAATCTGCTTTATGTAAAGTAGCTTCGCAAGACTTGATACAATGCGCTTGGGATGACGAACAAAATAAAATGGTGTTTTGGGTAGGTTCTAATAGTGAAAAAATTATTGACTCTAACCCTTTTTGATATTATTATAAAGGAAATGTTAGTAAAGTTTTTGTTAGTGACGGCAAAATCTTTAGCTTAGGATTTCAAAAACAGTCACAAAAAGGTAGATTAAATGACAAAGCAAGACAGAGTAATGAATTATCTTAAAAGAGGAAGAACTCTTAGTCAAGATAGTGCTTATAGTATGTTTGAAGTAGGGAATCTTCGAGCAACTATTAGCGATATTAAGCCTACTCTACAGTCAGAAGGACTTGCTGTAGTGCGTTCAACTGGTAGACATGGAGAAACCAGATATGGCGCAACAGCAATTCAGAAAAGGAAGTGTAAGAAGTAATTTAAAATAAATTATAGCGGCCCAATAAAGGCTCAAGGGTATATCTTATATATCAAATAGATTTAGATGGTTAGGCTTGCCATCCCGCTATTTTTATAATCCTCATTTAATGTTGTTATATAT